GAACTATGCCATCAGCTATCTGTGGCACAAAGCAATTGCAGACCAAGAGAAAGCCAAGCTGTCGCTTGAGCTGTTAACCAACAATGCCGCCGGTATTGGAGACCACTCAACTGGTGATTTTCACCAAAACCTAGACGAAGCCTTAGATCTTCTTGTAGACGCTACAGACCGCCTAGAGGCTTTGAGTGAACTTTATCCAGACCTTGACAACTAAGAGGAGAACAGATGACTCAAATACTTGGGTTCGCTGGAAAAAAACAAAGCGGTAAAAATACTGCTTGTAACTACATTATCGCGCTCAAGCTGGCTGAGCTTGGGATAAGCAGAAATACTAGACTGTCCAAAGATGGAGAGGTCGAGGTGACTGACATATTCGGAGAGACAGTAAAGGGTCAGGAGTGGTTTAGTTTTACTAATAAAAATTTAAATGTAGACAAGTTATTTAATGATAATCTGGGTAAGTTCGTAAAAATATATGGACTTGCAGATACCTTAAAAGATTTATGCGTTAGTGTTCTTGGGCTAGAATATAATCAAGCATATGGAACAGACAAGGAGAAGAATTCTGAAACATCGATCCAGTGGGGTTCTCTTCCACACCCTAATGAAAAAATCAAGTCGCAAAAGATGACAGCAAGAGAGGTCTTGCAGTATGTCGGAACAGATATCTTTAGAAAGCTAGACCCTGATGTTTGGATCAATAGTCTGCTACGTAAAATTCAGAAAGACAAGCCAGAAGTAGCCCTTATCTGCGACGTTCGATTTAAGAATGAGATTTCTTCTCTTCAAAAAATAGGAGGCTTTGTCCTTGGACTAACTAGAGACCCATACAGCAAAGCGGACGAACACTCCAGCGAAAAAGAGATCGAAGAGTGTTTCGCTCTGTGCGATTCTGTGGTCGATAATAAAGAGATGAGTATCGAGGAACAACTCAAGATGGTCCACAAGGCCATCGAACACTTACCAAACGTACTTCCGAGAATGGAGAAATAATGGGTATCCCTATTGTATATTTTAGAAGCAGCTCTTTTAACTCCCATAGGATGTGCCCTATGCAATACTATCACGAATACACGCTAGGGTGGCGTGGAAAATCAGGAAAGAAGGCAGATAAAGGAACCATTGTCCATAAGGTTCTTGAGTTGGCTGCCTTGTGCAAGAAAGCCCTACAAGAAGGACACGAAACATTTGAAGACAACGAAATAGGAAAGATTGAAACGTCCAATTATGACCCGAAGTACCTAGACGAAATTATAGACAAGGTATATGAATATTACACGTCTAGGACTACGCACCACGACTGGAAACCATTAGATCTGAAACACTGCCGGAAATGGGTTTGGAAAATATTCGACGATGACGATGGGCTATTTGACCCTAAGAATAGGCTTGTTGTGGATGCAGAGCCGCACTTTGACTTTGAGGTTGAGGAGGACTGGGCAAAGTACAGCTACACACTAGAAGACGGCTCAGTACTAGAGGGAAACTTGTCCTTGAAGGGAACCATTGACCTAATAACAGACATTGGGGATGACACCTACGAGATCATTGATTGGAAGACGGGAAGACGCCTTGACTGGGCAACGGGAAAAGAAAAGACACCTGCTAAACTACAGAATGACCCACAGCTTAGAATGTATCATTTGGCTGTCAAAAAAATGTATCCGCATGTTAAGTCTTTTTTGATCACCATACACTTTATGAATGATGGAGGCCCTTTTACTTTACATTTTCAAGATAGCGACATTGAAGAAACTATGGAGATGTTAAAGGCCAAGTTTGAAGTTATAAAAGAAACGACACGCCCACAACAAATAAAAAGCTGGAAGTGTAGTAAGCTATGCTCTGCGGGGAAAAGTACGTATGAAGACACCTATGTCGAACCTTTATATAATATGTTTGGTGCTCCTCTCACAAAGTGCGAACAAACAATGGCTATGATTAAAGAGAATGGTATTGAGTGGGTAACTGGGAACTGCATGTCTCCAGACCATGCTATAGGGAAGTATCAAGCTCCGGGAGAAGTATGATTACAGAACTACCATTTGATAAAGAAATGATAGCTAGAGCCAAACAAAAAGCTGTATCTCTTGGCTACATTAATAATTCAATCCTTAAAGGGGCAGGAAACCTTGCTGGATATCTGGGAGAAGAAGCTCTCGCTCCTTATGTCGGGGCTGAAATAGTCAGCAACAATAGGGGTTTAGATAAATACAACCATGACCTTCTGGTTCCGACCCAGCACGTTATAGAAGAAACTCAAAGAATAGAAGTCAAGACAAAACGCCGCACTGTTGCACCAAGGCCAAACTATGATGTCTCTGTTGCGGAAACTAGCTCTCACCAAAGGCCTGATATCTATGCCTTTATCAGCCTAGAGTTTGATAGAGTAACCAAGACCCATCCCAAACAATACTATGGTCTAAAAAAGATCTGGCTTTGTGGGTTTATGCCAGCGAATGAGTTCTGGGAAAGGTCTGAGCTTTGGGAAAAAGGAAAAATTGACAAGACAAACAACTTCAAAACACACGTTAACATGTATAATTTAGCTGTAAGAGATTTATATACAAACATATCCGAGGCTTTAGTATGAAATACGTACCATTACATGTCCATAGCGAATACTCACTTTTAGATGGACTGTCCCAAACAAAGCACATTGCAAAAAGACTAGAAGAAATAGAAGTAAATGCCTGTGCATTGACAGATCACGGAACTGTAAGCGGAGCAATCGACTTTCATAAAACTATATCAAAAGGATTCAAACCTATTCTAGGGTGCGAGTTCTATATCAGCAATAGAGAAGCCACAGTAAAAGAGCCTGACAATTCAAAATTAGTCCATCAGGTTGTTTTAGCAAAAGATTTGGAAGGCTGGAAGAATCTACTTTCGATGGTTTCCATTTCAAATAAAGTAGACCACTTCTACCATAAACCTAGAGTTGGTATAGACTATTTCATGGAGCTCGCATCAAAAGCTAATGGCTCTCTGGTTTCATTTAGCGGACACTTGGGCTCTAGGCTGGCAACTGCTGTAGTAGATAATCCCAACTGGCAGAGCGATGGTATACGAGAAGCAGAGAGGCTGCAAGAAGCATTTGGTAAAGGAAACTTCTATATAGAAATCCAACTTATTGATTCTCTTATAAACCAAAAGGCTAAAGAGGTTGCAGAGAAACTAAGAGAAATCTCCAAACTGACCAATATTCCTTGTGTAGCCACTCCAGATGCACACTATTGCCGTCGCGAAGATGCTCACGACCAAAGAGTTCTATTGTGCACAGCTTTGCGTAAAAGTATTGGCCAAGTCCAGTCGGAATTAAAACAAGGTAAGTCTAAGTTCTTAGGAACTTTCTTTAATTCTGATAACTACCATATTCCCAGCTATGAAGATATGAGAGAGTTTCACACAGAAGAGGAACTTGGGCACACTGTAGATATCTCTAATATGTGCACGAACTATGACATATTAGGACCTCCTAATCCGCCTGTGTTTGACTGTCCAGATGGGATGTCTCCAAACGACTATTTAAGGGAGCTCTGCAGACAGGGGTGGGCAGACAAGATGGATCACGTTGTAAAGGGATCTTTATTTAGCGACTATGGAGATAGGGTTAATAAAGAAATTAAAATCTTCACAGAAACTAATCTCTCAAGCTATTTCTTAATTGTTAGAGATATCATACAATATGCCGAGTCTAGAGGGTATCTCACAGGCCCCGGAAGAGGAAGCGCTGCAGGTTGTATGGTTTCTTACTTAATGGACATAACAAAGATTGATCCAATGCGTCATGATTTAATTTTTGAAAGATTTTATAATGCTGGTCGTAATGCCGGAGGGAGAGTATCAATGCCCGATATTGATATTGATGTCCCTAAGCAGTCCAGAAACGATATTATAGATTACATTAAACAAAAGTATGGGGAGGATAACGTTGCCCAGATTGTAACTTTTCAAACCCTTAAAGGTAGGGCAGCTCTCAAGAGGGTAATGGCAGCAAGAGGGAATATTGGTTTCAGTGAGCAGAACGCTATCACATCACATATCTTAGATGAAGCAAAAATTTCTGATGAACTTCAAGACATGAAGGATGAGCTAGGAACTGCATCTGTTATCACATGGGCTCTTGAGAATAGACAGGATAAGCTAAAAGAATGGTGCTATGTCGATGACAACGGAAATCTTCAGGGTAAATTTGCCAAGATATTTGAGCAAGCCATCCGACTTGAAGACACAAAGATCATTCAGTCCAAACACGCTGCGGGCGTTGTTGTGTCCCCACAGCCCATCTATGACGTTTGCCCAATGGTTATCGACAAAGAAGGCAAGGGTCAACTTGCTGGCTTTGAAGGGCCTTCCTGTGAAGACGCAGGCCTACTGAAGCTAGATGTCTTGGGAATCAAGATGTTAGATAAGATTATGGAAATGCCGGGAATTATCAAAGACACATACAAAGTACCAGTATAATATAGTATCACGGGGTTTCGCTCACACCTCATCCAGTAAGTTTAACCCTTCTTATCTGCGAAGTGAACGAGGTTACAAAAGGGTTATTTTTTATTATAAACGAGGAACAAGATGATTAATAGAAGATGGATTATTGTATTTGACTTGGAGACAGACGGCGTAGACCCGCATAGCTGCAACCCTGTGGAGCTGGCGGCTGTTCCTGTTGACCCAAGGACACTAGAGATAAAAGAAGATCAAGCTTTTAGGGTTACTATTAAGCCCGACGGAATTGACGATGAAGAATACTTCACGAAAGCTCGACAAGACACTATAGCTTGGCACGCAAAAACAAGAGGAGTAGAGTCTGAGGATATCATCAAGGATTGGAAGAGCGGTCAGACAGAAAAGGTGGCTTGGAAAAACTTCATGTCATATTGCGCTAAGTACGAAGTAGATAAGAGGCCGGGACAGTGGTACACAGAGCCAATCCCTTCCGGTTATAACATTATAGGGTTCGACATGCCTATCCTAAAGAGACTTTCTGAAAAATATAAAACTAAGATGCCTTTATCTACAGTCACGAAGATTGACATGATGGATATTTTATTCACTTGGTTTGAGAACCTAGATGAACCCAATGGCATGAAGCTAGATACCTTTCGAGATTTCTTTGGCCTTGAAGCAAGCGGTCAAGCTCACGAAGCATTGTCTGATACTATTGATGAAGCAAAGCTAATGGTTAAGTTTTTAAAGTTTCAGAGAAAACAAGCCAGCGTAAATAAATTCAAAGGTGCGTTTAGCGAATGATTACTTTAGACTGTGGGTGCCAGCTAGAACAAGACGAAGAAGGACAAATTGTCTTCAACACTGACATCACTACAATGAACATCGAATGTCCCAAAACATGGGACTTGCTCTGCGAAGGAAATACTAAGGGTGTTTTTCAGCTAGAGTCTCAGCTAGGAAGATCTCTGGCGAAACAAGCCAAACCAAGAAACATAGATGAGCTATCAGACTTAATAGCAATCATGCGTCCGGGATGTCTGGAAGCTGTTGTTAAGGGCAAAACTCTCACTATGCACTATATAGATAGAAAGCACAAAGTAGATACTGTCGAGTATTTCCATGAGGCACTTGAGCCCATTCTTAAGAACACTTACGGTATTCTGGTCTTCCAAGAGCAGGCTATTCTCATTGCTCAGGAAATCGCCGGGTTTGACCTTCAAGAGGCAGATATTTTACGTAAGGCTATCGGTAAAAAGAAGGCCAGTGTTATGGCAGAGGTCAAGAAGTCGTTCATAGAAAAGTCTGAGGAGAAAGGCGTTGTAACTAAAGAAGAGGCAGAAGAGATATTTAGCTGGATTGAAAAATCACAAAGATATTCTTTTAATAAGTCTCACTCTGTAAGCTATGCTTATAATGGATACCTGACAGCCTATGCTAAAGCCCACTTCCCGCATGAGTTCTTCACCTCATACCTTAAACACGCAGTAGGAAAGCCGGATACGTTTATTGAAGTCCAAGAGCTTGTTAATAATGCTAAGATAATGGGCATAAATACAATGCCTCCTAGTGTCATTCATATGAATGAAGAGTTTGAGCTTATAGAACAGCACCCCAGATATGGGCTTACAAATGTAAAGGGAGTTGGGTCTTCTGTATTTAATAAAATGGTCAACCACATGGAGTCAGAAAACATCGACCCTAAGACATGCGACTGGCCATGCTTCCTATTGCTTGTTTCTCCAAAAGTAAACAAGAGAGCATTTGAAGGCCTTATACTAGCCGGAGCATTTGATTGTTTCAAAATGCCTCGATCTAAAATGCAGCATCACTATGGGATTGTAAAAGAATTTAGCAAGAGAGAAATATCTTGGCTAATAGAATATAAGAAAAACAATCCAGATAAAATAACTGAAGATTGCATACAGGCTATGATAGACGCTTCTCAAGACAAGGACAAGAACAGGCCTATATTTAGAAAGGCTAGAATCCCTATCGTAATGGATTTACTTAGAGCGTATAATGATCCGGGATATGAGTTGTTTGACTCTCCTTCTTGGCTTGCCAAACAAGAACAAGAGCTTCTAGGGATCGCACTTACTTGCAATAAGGTGGATGAGTGCAATATAGATAAAGCAAACTGCACCTGTAAAGAATTTATTGACGGATTTGAAAGCCAGTACGGTGCGGTTATCGCTGTACAAATAGATTCTGTCAGAGAATGGACTATAAAGAAGGGTCGAGCCAAAGGAAAGGCTATGGGATTTATAGTAGCAGGGGACACTAGCTGCCTACTAGACAATATAACTGCCTTTTCTGAAGAGTGGGAAAAGTACAAAAGTCTCCTCTATGAGGGCAATACGGTGCTCCTTAGGGGGAGTCGGGACAAAAATAGAGGAAGTTTTTTAGTAAAAAGAGTTGAACAACTAACAAGTTAGTTTGAAAAGGACGCTATAATATAATAATGGATGATTTAATAGAAAGACACATGGGACTGGTGGTTTCGGTAGTAAGCTCATTCCATCCGAAAAGCGCTGTAGAAAAGGAAGACTATATTCAGGCTGGAAGAATCGGGTTATGGAAGGCTCTTGAAAAGCACGATCCACAAAAATCTGCCTTATCTACATATGCTTGGAACCCTATAAGGTGGGAAATTATCAAGGAGATAAAGTCTATAAAGGCAGATAGATACTGCTCAATCACTGAGGACAAAAATCCAGCATACACCACCCCAGAAACACTGTGGGAGCACTGCCCAGACAGCTTGTCTTCAGAAGAATCCGAACTAATCGATCTTAGGAAGATGGGATATACTCTTCAGGAAATAGCTGATATCTTAGGAAGAGGAAGATCATATGTCAAAAGAGTTGTCTACAAAGCTGTTCATAAAATAAGAGAATGTAATGAATAAAAAAAGAATCCTTATTTTAAGCGAGTCTCATCACCTTGCGTCTGGTTTTGGAACCTACGCAAAACAGGTCATACCCAGATTGGTAGCTACTAACA